TCATGTAAGATTTGATAGATTCAAATTTAGAGCAAAAGATGGTTTAAGCGAAAAAGAAGTTGCTTCAAGAGCAAAAATGAGAAAAATTTATGGCGCAGGCAGTTTTATTGCAATTATGAGATAATTTGATTTCTGACGTACTAATTAGAAATGTGTAAAAACTAAATTATCCAACTGACGCAGATGGAAACCTTACACATTTAATCACAAAGAGGATAATCAAATGCCAAAAGTTACTTATACATCAGCAAAGGGTCTAGTCGAAGAAGCAGGTTCAGGTATTACATTCGAGTCAACACCATCCAGCGCAGTGCAAGCAATCATTTCTACTAACGTTACAGCTTCCCTCCCTGGAATCTATACAATATCTGGTTCCAGTGCCTTAACTGTAACAATGCCGTTAGCATCTGCATACCCAGGCGGTGTCTACTCATTCAGAAACGCATCAGTTCATGCACACATTTTAACTGGTTCTACTGAAACAGCAGGTGTAAGAGTTTTTGCAGGTGTTAGCACTGGTGCCGTCGCACACAGCAATGGCGCCAAACTAACATTTACTGCTCTAGCCGGCTGCGGTGCAACTATGATATCAGATGGTGCAAACTTCTGTGTAATGGCTAATAGCGGTACTTTAACATACGGTGCATAAACTTACGTTATAAGTTTTAACATTGTGTTGCAGCAACAATAATTTTGCTGCAACACAATTTTTTGTTAAAATTCTTTTTTCACAGTAATACTTATTTGTATGAAAACACGTAAAAGTCTTTACTCGCTATTGTTTGAAGATGTTGAATCTGATATAGCAGCCGCAGCAACTGCCGGACCAGGTGCTGTCAGAAAGTTTGTTGATTCAGCTCCCAATAAAAAAGAATTGAAATCAGTTCTTCAGGGTATGTATGATGAAGTTCAAGCAGACGATGAAGTAAGCGTTGGCGGTGCATCAATGGTAAGCGTTTCAAAGCTTATACCCACTCAAAATGAAATTGATTTGATGAAATCTGTCGGATTTCCTCTCGGTGGATTAGATGCACTGAAACAAATGATTAGTAGCAACACATCTGGCGCTGAGGGGTCTATTAGTATCTCTGGTAACGAAGTTCTTGACGGACATCATAGATGGTCAGGTATTTGGGGAATAAGCGGCCCAGGTGGAGTTGTTAGCGCACAAAACATTGCCTTACCTGGTGATACGAGCCAGAAACTTGCAGCTGCACAACTTGCAATTGCTGCATACAAGCCAGAAAGCGCTCCTCAGCCATCTGCAGAAGGAGAAATTCCGTACAACATTCTTGGAAAAGATAAAGAAACAATCAAAAAAATGTTGATTGGCAACATCGGAAAGAAAACTGACTCTAAAGCACCAGGTCCACTATTGAATGATGAAATGTTGGCAGCAGCTGCAAATGACAAAGTAGTTGCAGATTGGGCTGATTATGAAGTTGGTGCTTCAGTAGAAGATGTCAAAAACGCAATCATAGAGAAGGTAGCAGAAAATCTTGGAGGAGCTGCACCCGTTCCTTCAAATTCAAACGCTCCAGCTCGTGCAGACATGCCACAGTTTGATGATAAGGGTATTGGTGGAAGCGTGGCAAAGGAAAAGATTTATGCCGGTCTTGAATCTGGTGAATTTAACGTTGCTGAACCCTTCGGCAAAGAAAAGAAAGAAAGCGTCAAGAAGAATAATGACTCATTGATTATGGAACGCTGGCAGAAACTTGCAGGTCTAATTTAGAATTTATCCTGATTTTTGCGTTTCTTCTTACCTACTTAGAATAAGAGACACGAATCAATGGCAAGTTTTTCAACAACGCTAGCTCCTACTCCATTTGGGTTTTTTGACTCAGACACCGAGTTTCAGACTGAAGCTGATTCGATGATTACGTTTGTTAAGCGTAAACTTGGTGACGACATCCTCAGCGTTGAATTGACTTCTAAACAAATCTGGGCGTGCTTCGAAGAATCGTTCTGTGAATACGGCGCTATTGTAAATCAGTATCAGGCAAAATCACAACTTGCAAATTTAATGGGTGCAGCAACTGGTTCATTATCTGGTTCAGAACAACGATTTCCACGTGAAACACTAGAATTCGCCCTTCGACTTGCAGAACCATACATCTCAAATGCTGGTCTTGGAGGAAGTTACAATAACGTGTCTGGGTCGATACAACTAGTTCAAAATCAGCAAGATTACGACCTTTACACTGACTTAAAAGATACTGCAGGTGTTCCGATAGTTTCATCTTCGTTGAATCCGTCAAAAGGGAAACTTCGCGTTTGGGAAGTCATGCACTATGATCCGACTGCAGCGTATCGCTTTTTTGATACAACTTCGGCAATCAATTATCTAAACAACGAATTCTCGTTTGAATCATTCACTCCTGAAACTGTCTTCTACATTCTACCAGTTTTTGAAGACGTGCTTCGTGGCGGTCAAATGAAAATGTCAAACAAGGTGAGACGTTCGAATTACAGTTACAAAATTGTTGGAACAAAAATAAGAATTTTCCCAATACCTGTTCAAGACAACCCACTAAAATTATTCATAAATGTTGGATTTGCACAAGACCCCCTCAATCCAGCGTTTTCAGATAGTTCTATCTACGGTATCAGTAATCTATCAAACGTTCCATTCGGAAACTTTTCGTATAATACGATAAACTCAATCGGCAGACAATGGGTGCGTCAATTAACACTTGCTCTTTCCAAAGAAATTCTTGGTTTAGTTCGTTCAAAATTTAACTCTATCCCAATTCCTGGTGCAGAACTTACAATGAACGGCGGCGAACTAATTTCGCAAGGACGTGATGAAAAAGATAAACTCATCACTCAACTAAAGGAAATGCTCGAAACTCTTACATACGATAAACTCGTAGAAATGCAAGCTGCAAAGATAGAAAATCTACGAAAAATCCTCCTAGCAGTTCCTATCCCAATGGGTAGGGCGATCTCTATAGGATAAAATGGCGCGTTTATTTATCACAACAAGAGAATTAGACTTAATCAGCGACATCACGAAAGAAGTCATAAAAGATGTCATCGGTCAATCAATTTATTACTATCGCGTAAGAGAAGATCTTACTGAAGTTCATGACGTTTACGCTGAAGCAACTAATAAGATTTTTGATCCGCCAATAGAAATTGAAGCGTTGGTAGAATGGATTCAGTCAACCGTTACAACTAATCAGTTTGGGTTAGAAGCTCGTGGAACCGTAAACGTAATGATTCATCAAAGAGACATTCTGGATAAAAACATTGTAATGAGAGAAGGTGATTATTTTTCTTACGGAACAGAGTTCTACGAAATAACATCACTTGTTCAAATCAGCAAAATTTTTGGTCAAGTTGAACATGTTACTGGGATGAAATTAACTGGTAATCAGGCAAGAGAAGGACAGATTGGAAAACAACCTCTTGGTCCTCTTGGTGAAGAATTTACTGACGCTAACGCAGTCAAAGATGAGTTTGAACAACAACGCGGATTTGATGACAACACTGCTGGTAAGACTAATGACACGCGCACCCTTCAAGACAAGGGAATACTTACGCAACCACTAGCAGCTCCAAGTAAAGTGAAGAAAGACTCAACTGGGTCGTCATTCTATGGCGATGATTCATAATGTCAACAACTAGATACAACAAAACACAAGAATCACCAGATACGCTACCAAGCGGGTATGAAGGTTCAGGCGTTCCAAAGAATTTTAGTCTTCCCTCTTGTGGAATAGAAGACGTTGATAGAGCATTCTTTGAACTTTTTGATAAAGTTTTGCCGATGACTTATCTTGCGTCAAAAGACAACAACGAAAGACGCAAGATACCAGTTGTATTCGCAACAGGTGAACGTTTTGCTCTCGCATCTAAGAAATCACCTCTAAGAGATAAAAACAACGTTCTAATTCTTCCAATCATTTCAATTGCTAGAACGGGCATAGAACAAGACGCTATTAAGGGGATGGGAGTCTCTGATCATTTTAACGAGATGGTAATTAAAAAGAGAGTATCAGAAGAAGACCCAATCTATCAAGCGCTTCAGAATAAAGAAGGTTTCAGAAACAACGAAGGCCCATCAGGAGGCAGTCTCTCTAACTACGAACAAAATTACTACAACTCAACAGGTCGTCACCTTGAACCAACGTTGAATAAGGGTCTCTACGAAGTTCTTGTTATCCCGATGCCGAAATACTTCACTCTGAAATACGAAGTTACGTTTTGGACGAATTACGTGGGTCATCTAAACGAAATGATTACAACGCTAATGGGTTCGTACATCCAGCCCGGTAATCGTTCAATCAAAATCACAACGAAAAAAGGATACTGGTTTGTTGCATCTTTTGACTCGTCTATTAGTTCTGGTAACAACTTCGACAACATCAACGACGATGAAAGACTAGTCAAAGCGACATTAACTGCTGAAGTCCCAGGTTATCTTGTTTTACCCGAAGTGAATGGAATCCCAAGCGGTATCCGTTCTTATTTATCTGCTCCTACCATTTCATTTGGAACATACATCGGTGATACCTCGAAGGTTCAAGAGGCAACTGTAATAAGTAGTGATGTGGATTCCTTTATTCTATCAGACGTTTCAACAGATGACACCGAGAGACCTTCTGCAACAATTGGCGCAAACGGTAAATCACAAACTGAATCACTTGCAGGTGGAGATAGAGCAGACGCTTCAATACTCATGAGAGACGCAAAATCAACAGATTCGTCTGTTGGAAATGTTGGAAAAATAAAAACACGAACAAGAGAGCTAGTCTATAGTAAAGACCCAATAACAGGAAAACCAGGTAGAGTCGTTGGCAGAGTGATAGACGCTAACCCGCAGAAGGGTGAAGAAGTTGTTATCATAAACGATTTTGCCAAATTATAACTTTTTGTTGAAAAAACGCTTTCTACTTACATACTTATCAATGTTACATCATTTTAGGAGATAATAATGGCCGAGCAAACATTCCGTTCACCTGGTTTCTATGAACAAGAGATAGAACTTGTGGCAGGAGCACAACAGCCCATAGGAATTCCCGGTGGCGTTATCGGCACTTCTTTGAAGGGCCCCGCATTCGTACCAGTTACTGTTGCAAGCATGGCAGACTTCGAATCAAAATTCGGAGGAATGAGTCCAGAAAGATTTGCACCATACGCAGTTAACGAGTTTTTGAAGCACAAGCAAGCGCTAACTTTTACAAGGGTTCTTGGAGCAGGCGCAAATAGCACATTGGCTCACGCTACAACAACTTTTTCACAAGGAACTGTACAGAACGCTGGCTTCAAGATAACATCAGCAGCATCAACTCAGGGAACGGCAATCGCTGATTCTTCTGTTCAGTTTATTGTTGCTCGTCATTTTATTTCTGCTTCCAATGGACCAAGAGAAGAGCAAGGGTTTCCAATCTTTACTGACAATCCAAGCTTCCCAGGAGCAACAGAAGCCAACCTTATTCGTGGTATGATTTTCGCAGCATCTGGAACTAGAATACTTGCACGTTCATACAACGAAGGCTATGGTCCTGCAGTAACAGCGTCCTTAGGCCCAGAGAGTCTTACTGACGGTCTTGCAAGACGTTTCAAACTTATCGTTTCATCTTCTGCAGGTTCTTCATTCGCGTCTGATGATTCTAATCCTGGCGTAAGAATTTACACCGCTTCATTAGACCCAGCGGATTCTGCATACATCTCAAGAGTTCTAAACACTGATCCAGATCTGTTTGCAGAGAAGAAACATCTTCTTTATCTTGATCTGCCAATTGAAAAAGAACTTTTACCCGTAATGACTGGTACATCAGTGTCAGACATAACTGTCGCCATCGCATCTGGTTCAACAGCTTGGATAGATACTTTCGGACGCTTTGACACAAGATACTCAACAGCAAGAACTACTAGTTTCATCTCACAACCATTCGGCGCTTACGAATACGATCTTTTCCACTTTGAAACAATCACTGATGGTGAATACGGCAGCGACAAGTTCAAAGTTTCGGTTTCTAATGTTCAGGCGTCAACTGATCTAAACGCTCCATACGGAACTTTTGACATAACACTAAGAGAATTTGGTGACGATGATATCAACCCAAAGGGTATCGAATACTATCCGAAACTGAGTCTTGACCCAAAATCAACAAATTACATCGCAAGAATGATTGGTGACAAAAAGGTTCGTTATGATTTTGATGCAGATGAAAAGTCTGAACGTAGATTGATAATCTCAGGAAAATATCCAAATCGCAGTATCAACTTCAGAGTTGTTATGAACGAAGCAGTTGACAACGGTTCAACTCCTGCAGCTTCATTACCATTTGGTTTCAGAGGTATTCCTGTTCTAAAAACTGTTGATAGTCTTACAGACGATGCTACTTCTCTTACATTCGGTGGTTCGACATTCTCTGGTGGTTCAAGACTGGGCATAACTGGTTCAACAACTTCACTATCAAGTTCACTATTTCCTCCTCTACCACTTCGTTTCAAGGTCACTCGTGGCCCAATGTCGCTCAACATTTCGAACATTGGTGAACCTGGTTCAAATGAACGCACAGATTCAAGACTACATTGGGGTGTAGTTGTACAGTCAATGCCATTAACTTCTTCAATGCCTGATGCAGTTCTTAACTACAACGTCGGAACATTAGAAAATAATCTAGTGAAGAGTTACACGAAGTTCCAAGGAATTATGAAGAAGGACGTGTTAGTCACTGGTTCAGCAGCAGATGTTTTCAACGCTAATAAGTTCACTCTTTCAAGAGTAGCACTTGCTAATACTTCACTTTCAGATGTAACAGGCACTGCATCAACTCACATGAAAGAGGCTGCATACGTAAGAAACGGCTCTCCATCACCTATTAACTACCAGATAAGTTACGGCGGATCAAGCAGAGTTACTCTTGGAACACTCGTTGCATCCTCATCGATTATGTTCAACAGGTTTGCAAGTTTCAATAAGTTCACCAACATCTTCTACGGTGGTTTTGACGGATTGAACATTCTAGACCGTGATAATCGTAAGATGAATGATAGGGCTTCATCGATGGAGTCTGGTTACGCAGGTGAAAATGGTAAAGCACTTGGAGTAACTGAAACAGGTCTTACATCAAACGCTGCAGGAACAGGAGTTGATAACAACATAATCGCTTCTTATCGTTCAGCAATCGACATAATGACTGACGAAATTTCTTCTAACATTAATCTTTTGATGGTCCCTGGTATCCGAGAGTCACTAGTAACAACATACGCATCAAATGCAACAAGAGATTATTCTCTTGCAATGTTCATAAGAGACATTGCGCACTATGACGATTCTGGTTACAGAATTTTCGATGATACTGCTACACGTCGTCCATCAATAAGACAAACTTCTGAAACGTTTGTTGGTCTAAATGTAGATAATAACTACGTCGCAACTTACTTCCCAGATGTTTATGTGACTGACTCTACTCTTGGAAGAAAAGTGAAAGTACCTTCATCTATTGCCGCATTTGGAGCAATAGCTCTAAATGACAAGGTTGCTTATCCCTGGTTTGCACCAGCGGGCTTCAATCGCGCATCACTAGACTTCGTAGGAAACGTTCAAGTTCGTCTAA